GTACTACCATATCTAGTATGTATATTGTGTAACTTAGAACCATAAGACACTTCACAGTAACTATATATGTCCATACACCTACACAATACGTGTGTACCTATGTACGTATGACCCACACATGTTAATGTGCCACCCCCATGTATATATATGTAAGTAGAAAAAAATATTCTAGTAAAACGTTGTAACTAAAGGGGGTTTTGAATATAGCGGGCTATTAAAGGAAGTCCGAATGATAAAAAGTTTTCGTTAATCCTTGAGTATCTGGTTTGCGTTTCTACGTTATCGTTTGACCGATTCCAGACTTTCTGTATCCCGATTACAACTTCACTTGTAATTAATTAATGGCTTTCTATGTTTGTAATTAATGGTATGTTACCATATAATTATCATTACACAAACATTTACAAAAAGCTTAGGAAACTATGTCTAAAAAGATATGTCATGCAACAAACTGTAGAAAACGTTTAACAGCCGGTAAATCAAAATATTGCTCTACTGTATGTCAACGTAGGCAGTACATGAAAGAATATAGACATAACAAGAAACAAGAAAAACCTATTAACAGTAAGTACTCTGCATTAACCCCTATGAAGGGCAAGTACTATAACGAATATGTAGACAAAGGTCTAGCTGATTTAGTTATGAATAGCGAATTAACAGCTACTAAAGCTGCAGAAGCCCTTGGTTGCCCTATTGCAACTGTATCTAAAATGAATGCTGCTTACCAGATTGACTTACAAAACAAACTTGATGCTGAAGATTGGACTGTGCCTAAAGAAGCAGAAAACGCTTTAAAAAATTTTTCTACGTTCCGCAATAAATACTTTGCTACTGAAACTGGAGAGAAGTATGAGACAGCAGATTTTCATGAAAACTGGATAAATAAGATACTTAAGTCAATAGACGAGGGGGGCGAACTGTTGGTATTGTCTCCGCCACGTCATGGTAAGACTGAACTCTTAATACACTTTGCAGTTTATCAAATATGTAAAAACCCTAACACTCGTATTATGTGGGTAGGTGGTAATGAGGATATTGCAAAGAATGCTGTATCTGCAGTACTTGACCAACTAGAGAGTAATGAACGATTACAAGAAGATTTTTGTGAACCGGGCAAGTCTTTTAAACCAGACAATAGGTCAGGTAAGATGTGGGCATCTAATCAGTTTACAGTAGGAACAAGAACAGTACCGGGTATTAAATCACCTACTATGGTTGCAGTTGGTAAAGGTGGTAAAATATTATCACGTGACTGTGACTTAATTATTGCTGACGACATTGAAGACCACCAAACTACAATGCAACCCGGTGCAAGAGAAAATACAAGACAATGGTGGACTACAACATTATCAAGTCGTAAAGAGGAACACACAGCTGTAGTTGTTATTGGTTCAAGACAGCACCCTGATGACTTATATCATCATTTATTAAATAACGAAAGTTTTGAAAGTATTGTTGAAACAGCACACGATTTAACTTGTCAACTACCTGAAGGTTCAGATGAAGAACATATTGACTGTATGCTGTGGGCAGGCAAACGTACACATAAATGGTTAATGTCACGTTTACGTGCTGCAGAAACAACTGGTGGTAAACAGATATTTGAAATGGTTTACTTTAATCAATCTTATGTTGAAGGCACACAAATATTTAGTCCTGATGCTATTGATAGTTGTAAGAGAGATGATTTAATAGTAGGACAATTACCTAAACAATTACAACTTGTTGCAGGGCTTGACCCATCTAGTTCTGGTTATCAAGCTGCGTTTTTATGGGGTATTGATACTTGGAACTCAGAATTATATTGTATTGACATAGATAATCAAAAAGGTGGTGGTGTAAGAGCTGCTGCACAAATTATATCTGATTGGTACCACAAGTATGATGTAGCACATTGGATTATTGAAGAAAACGGTTTTCAAACTGCGATACGTCAAGACGAAACAATAAAAGAGTTTGTACTTAGAACAGGAATACTACTACAGGGACATGTAACAGGTAAAAATAAACATGACCCACTATATGGTGTAGGTGGTATGGCAGAATTGTTTGAAGCAAATAAAATACATTTACCCTATGGCAATTCTGAAAGTCAAGCTAAAATAGAAAGTTATAAAAGACAGTTAGTATATTTTGATGGAAAACCTGTTTCTAGTAGGAACAAACATAAAACTGATATAGTTATGTCTAGTTGGTTTCCAATGAAAGTATTTAGACGAGCGCAAAAAGAACACTTAGCAGAAGTGGGAATGGAATACAAACCAAGTTTTAGTGGTTATAATGTTACTGATATGAATGAAGCACCATGGCGATAGATTTAAATAAAAAAACAGCACAGGAAGTTATTGACGCAGCACAAGAATTAGTTGCAGGAACTCCTTCTGATTCAAGACAAATAAATAAATATAGAATTAAAGCTATTTTAAATGGTGGTGCAGATGGCATTAAAGCATTACTAGGTAACACAATGGATACGGCAGATGCAGATTTATTACCTGCACCAAACTTATTACAATCAGGTATTGATAGGTTAGCTCAAAAAATATCAGGTGTACCAAATATTCGTGTAGATTTAATGAACAATAACGATAGTGACCGTGCAAGAAAACGTGCAGAAAAGTTAGAAAGAATTGTTTCTTCTTATGATGAAAAGCAAAGACTTAACTTACAATTAGCACAAGCTGCAAGATGGTTACCGGGTTATGGTTATTGTGCATGGATTATTACACACAAAAAAGATAAGAATGGTCACATATACCCAACAGCAGAGTTAAGAGACCCTTATGATACATTTCCGGGTAACTTTGGTCCAGACCAAAAACCACAGGAGTTAGCTGTATTAAGAAGTGTACCTAGATGGAAACTAGCTCAAATATATCCCGAATATAAAAATGTAATTATGAAACCTAACGAAAAGAAACAATCAGGTAGTGTAGGAAATCAAAGTACATCAATGATTGGATATGACAGAGGTAATGTACAACAATCAGATTGGGAAGATAATACAGGACAAGGTGTAAGCATAATTGAATATTATGATATCACAGGTACCTATGTTGTGTATCCAGAAACTAGACAACTATTTGACTTTATACCTAATCCATTAAGCACAGTTCCTTTTGTGTTTATGAAAAGATTTTCTTTTGATGAGCTTAAAGGTCAGTATGACCACACTATAGGACTTATGTCTATGATGGCAAAAATAAATATTATGTCTGCTATCGCAATGGAAGATGCAGTTTTTACTGAAACAAACATTTCAGGTGAGTTAGAAAGTGGTGGTTATCGTAAAGGTAGATTTGCTATTAACTATTTATCACCGGGTACACAAGTTTCTAAACCATCAAACAATATTCCTTATCAGCTATTTCAACAAGTAGATAGATTAGAAAGACAGTTACGACTTGTAGGTGGTTACCCAGTAACCGATGATGCCCAGTCGCCTGCAAGCGTAGCTACAGGAGCAGGTTTAGCAGAATTAAATAGTTCTATGTCATTAATGATTAATGAGTACAGAGAAATAATTAAAGTTGGTATTGCAGAAATGGATAGCAAGAGACTAGAGCTAGATGAAATTTTAAGTATAGAAACAGGTATACAAAGTAAACCAATGGCAGGTTTCTTTAACGGTACATCTTTTTCAGAAAACTATAAACCATTAAGCGATATTGGTGGTGACCATAGAACAAGACGTATTTATGGTGTTATGGCAGGATTTGATGAACCGCAAAAAATTGTAACTGGATTGCAGTTGCTACAAGCAGGTGTTATAGATACAGAAACTTTACAAGATAATATTGATGGTCTTGAAAATGTTGGCAAAGTACAAGAACGTATTAGAAAAAATAAAGCTGAAAATGTTTTATTTGATAGTGTACTTGCTAGGTCTGCAGAAGGTGACGCACAAGCTACACAAGCAGTTATTGCTATATATGAACAACCAAATTCTATGACAGAAATACTTAAAATGTTTTACACACCAGAAGAACCTCAGATGAGTGCTGAACAAATGGCTATGATACAACAACAACAAATGATGCAAGAGCCACAAGGACCTCCACCAGATATGGCTGCAGCTTTTGGATTAGCGTAATGAATGAAGAATTTGTAGAAGCAGAGTTTTGGAGTATTGTAAATAATGAATATGGAGATACACAAGTAGTATCTTTTGAACAAGCATACGAAATAATAAATCCCTATCCGGGAATTTATGTTGTAATAATGGAGGAATATGGCGAAGAAAAGAGCTAGAGGTGGATATAGACAACCTAAAAACCCTGCTGCAGTAAGTGGTCCAGGTTCATTATCACAAAGAACAGATGGTGGTGCAGGTAGTAGTAGTCAACCTATAAGAAGAATACCGGGTGTTGCATATGGAGAACAAAAAGCTTTATCAGCACAACAATCTGCTGCACCTTTACCAGTAGCTAATCAAGGTCAAACTCCTGTTAGAAGTACACAAGGTGCAGCACCAAATGTATTTGCTGCAACTGAGTTTCCTAATCAACCAATAACTGAAGGTGCTATGTTAGGTGCGGGTTCACCTCCTATGCAAGCTATAGACGAAGATGCAAATATGTTACTTGCTGCAATGTATCAGGTAATGCCAAATTCAATTATATCGGAGTTAATAAACCAAGGTAGCGAATAGTGTTCTTTCCCGACCCAATATTTGAACAATCGCAAGTAGCTAATAACGTAGCTAGAAATAATAAGTTTAAAAACTTAAAACAAAATCTTAGTGATGTTGACCCACAAAATCTTATTGCATTTACTAAGAAGTTTCCTAATGCACCACAAAGTTTGCTTATTGGTTTTACACAAGTAGGTGCAGACCCTAATTCAACTGCAGTAGAAGAAATAGTAGATAGATATTCTATATCACAATCTGAACAAGCAGCAAAACAATGGGAGTTAGCTTCTACAGATGGACAAGGCAATTCTTTAATGCCTGAACATCAAGATATGACATTAAACCTTGCAAAAGTATTTAAAGGAGATGCACAGTTAGGTGTCTGGGCTTTACTTGGTTTTGAAAGCATGGGTGAAAAAATTATTAAAATAAATCGTCAACTTAAATATGTTGCTGATTTGCATGCGTACGACAGTATGTTAGAAAGCGGTATGTTACCTACTGAAGCTCAAGAAAGTTTAGCTATGTATGTAAGTAATACACAAGTACCTGATATTGGTAAAGATAAAGGTACATGGGGTGAACTTAAAGAATATGTTAAAATGTGGAGTGAAAGTAACAAACTTGCAGGAGAAACTGCATTTAGTGCTGCATTTAGAGAAGCATGGAATGGTAACCCAGTTAACTTTGATAGAAACAGAAAATTTATATTTGAAAGTTTAATAGCAGAAGATGATATACGTTATCAAAGATTACTTGATATGGGTATATCAGAAAATGAAGCTAGAAAAATATATTATGATAATGTAGGTACACCTATTAAGGCAAATGAAGCATTAGGTATGCAAGAGTATACAAGTCTATCTAGCCCTAATAGAATACAATTTTTTGAGGGTAGGAAATCTAATTATGCTCCCGGAAATAATATTAACGATATGTTTAGTATTTCTAATTGGTGGAGACAAAAACAAGGATTAGATACTGGGGTATTACAACCCTTTTCACCGGGTAGACAAATTGCTTATAATGTAACTCCTAGTGGTACAACTGCAGCAAATACATTATCAGGTTTAATTGATGGTGGTATAAGATTAATTGCAGATGTGCCTTTATCTAAAGGAATATCAAGCATAAATAAATTAAAAAATGCTTCTATTTCTGTAGACAAATTACTAGATGCAGGTAAAGCTGCAAAAGTAGATAATTATTTAAACGCTTTTAATAAAACTGTTAATGATTTAGAAGATTATGTAGACCCGTTTTCTGATAAAAAACCATTAATAAGTGGAAAAAACGGACAACTTATTAGAAAGTTTAAAGGTCCTGAAGGTAGAGAATATGCTGCAGGTAGAAAACTTTATAAACAAGCAGGTGTAATTAGTGGTACTAGAAAATCTTTGTTTAGAAATACATCACAAGATTTAATGAACTCACCATTTGGTAGAAAAATAACTAGAGCATTAACCGAAGAAAATAATGTTGCTAAGTTAATGACTACACCGGGACTTGACAATTTAGATTACACAGTAGCTAAACAAATAGCAGACAGTAGAGACTACTTAACAACTAGACAAATACTAGATAATTTATTTGATACAGGAATAATTAATCAATTACCCGGCAAACAATCCGGACTAACTAATGCTGTACTTAGAACTTCTGCTCTTAAAGGTAAAGAATTACTTGATAGTCAAAATGTTCTTAAACAAACAGTAGGCAAAGGTTTATCTGCTATAGGTAGAGAAGATGCTGCATTTAGAAGTGTTGGGTCTTATCTTGGTGGCGGTGTTAAACAAGGTATAAACGTACTAAAAGGAAAACCTGTAGAAGGAGATGCTTTTGCACAATTAATGGGCTTTAGTGCAAATATGCGTTCAGGTTATAAACCATATATGAACAAAATACTTAGTGTAACTCCTGAAGAAGGATTGTCATTTACAAATAGAGATAGCGCTGTAAGAAACCTTGTATCACACATGCAAGTTACTGGATACAGTTATGATGCTATGAAACCTATAGTTGATGAGTTAATAGATATAGCTGATGGAGATTTTGAAGCTATACAAAACTTTGCATATCAACAAATACTTAGAGATGAATTTATTATGCAACAAACTGGTAAAAATATTGCTACACAAAGAATTGCCAAAAAAATATTTGAAAGTAATGCAGACATTAGGAAATATTTTATTGACAGTTTAACTGGTGAAAATATGCCATTTGTTGGTGATGTAATGGAAACTATTGTACAACGTGGTCCAGACGGTGAGGAAATAAATATGGTTGTACCTTCATTACATTTATTAGCTGAATCATCAGAATTAATGGCACCATTAGTAGATTACAGATTAATAAATAGAGCATTAGGTAAAGTATTTACAACATACGGTGACGAGTTTGAAGGTGGATTAAGAGCTAATTTAAAACATACCGGTAAAAATATGGTTAAAGCATTTAAAGGTGGAGAAGATTTTACAGGCATTATTCCAAGTAAAAATTTAACAGATGATGCTTACACTTTGACATTAGATTATATGACACGAAATGTATTTAAACCGTTAGTGCTACTTAGAGGTGCTTGGTTTATTCGTGTTTTCTTAGAAGAAAGTATGAGAATGGCTGCAGCAGGTCTTGACAATATGTTTATAAATCCTGCTAGTCATTTAGTTTGGGCTAGGTCACATGGTCAAGCAGGCAAATTATCTAAAAAGTTTTTAGGTGAAAGTGCCGGTGGTGTTGATAGTGCAAAAATTAGAGAAAGCTTAGAGTATAAAGACGTTACTAATAGTGTTTGGTCAGCAGGTGCATTAAAAGGTAGACCTACTAGAGGTTCTAGTATGGGTAGAGATTTTATTGAAATTAGACGTGGAGAAGATGGATACGTTAATGGTATTGCTACAGAATTAATACAATTACGTAATGACCCTATAGCTAGATACTTAGCTGCTAATGGATTTAATGACGCATCTAAAGCTTGGTTTAGAAGCGCAGAAGCGTTACCACTTAGAAAAGAATTAGCAAGATTAGGCGGTAAGAAAATGGAAGGTATTGTTTCTAACGCTCGTGATGCTGATGCTTATTTAGCTTCTGTAGAAGCACGTATAAGAATAAAAACTGGTGAACAATTAATTGAAGGTAAAAACTACATAGCAGGAGATAAGTACAGTTATAAATTTGGTACATTTGGTGGAGAACAAAGATTAAGAGATGCTATTGCTACTGGTAAATTAGAGTTACCTAGAGGTAAAAAATTAGATAAAGCAAACGTTATAAACTTTATTCCTGATGTCACAAAAGAATATAATAAAAAACATTTAGAAACAATTTACAAAGGGTTGTCATATTATGTTGATGAAGGTTTAGATTTTGGTTTAGTAAAAGGTTCAAGACCACAACAAAATGTAAGTGGCTTTTTAGGTAAACTAGAAAACAAATTAGATACTATGACTGATATAGCTTTTAAACATCTTATGACTAAACCTAATGCTTATTTATCTAGGTCTGTTACTTGGAAACAATATAGATGGCAATGGATTAATGATAATTTTATGGACATGTCACCTGAACTACAAAAGAAATTTGTTAAAGAAGCTCAAGAAGCTAAGATACCTAAAAAAGTTATTGATGAAATGCGTGGTCAAAAAGGTGTAGCTACAAGTAAAATAGACGACTACGACTTAGCTAACACACAAAGCAGGGCTTATGGATTAGCTGCTACTAAACAATTATTATATGACGCATCTAAAAAACATTTAATATCTGATATTACAAGAAACATATTTCCCTTCCCTGAAGTATGGTTTGAGTTAGCACAGACTTGGAGCAAAATATTAATAGCTAACCCTTATAGAGCTAGACAAGCACAACTATTTACTACTGGTGCTAAAGGTTCTAACGTCAATGAATACACAGGAGAAGGTTTCTTTGCACCAGACCCTAATGGTTCAGGTTCGGAAATGTTTGTTTATCCGGGTATGGACTTTATGAGTAATGCTATATTCGGTAAAGATAGTGGTGTAAAAGTAGCGCCACAAGGTTTTGTTCAGGGTATAAACTTATTGGGTCAAGGATTTGTTCCGGGTCCATTACCTTATGTAGGTGTTCTTGCAGATAAAGTATTACCAAGACATGGACTAGGTAAAGATATTAGAGGTTTATTATATGGTGAGTTTGGACCACCAAAATTAGGAGATGTTGTACCAACACCTGCATGGTTAGATAAAATACTATCTGCAGTAGGTGTAGGAGAAGATAGACAACAATTAAGAGCATCTACAACTATAGACGTATATAGATATGGTAAAGCTGTTGGTAGAGATAAATCTTTAGCAGAACAAGGAAAACTAGATAAGTACTTAAATAAAGGTATGAGTTTAGACGATGCTTACATGGCATATTCAAAACGTCAAGCATCACAACTTTATTTGTTTAGAGGATTATCACAGTTCTTTTTACCTACTGGTTGGACACCAAGATACTACATTGAAGATAAAAATGGTAAGTATTGGGGTGCGCAGATACTAGCTAATGAATATAGAGAGTTAGTTGACAAAAACGATAATAACCAAATTGCTGCTGCTAATGAGTTTTTAAGAACATATGGCATGGAACATGGTTGGTTAACTGCACCTAAAACACAATCTAAAGTAGGAAAACAATCGTTTACAGACAGAGTATTAGAATTTCAATCTAAAAATAAAGAATTACTTGAAACATTAGAATTGTCTAAATGGTATGCCTTACCTGATAGTCCCTATGATGAACGTAATTATGCAAACATGTATGATGCTTTTAACAAAGGAGATAGAGTAACACTATCGCCTGAAGAGTATCAAAGACAAGTAAACGATACACGTGGTTATTTTCAATACTCAGCGTTTAAAGAACAAGTAGAAGCTATGGGCTTATCTTCTGCAGATGAAGTACAAGTATTAAGAGTGTACAGAAATTATTTAATTGAACAACTACCGGGCTTTCAAAGAGATTATGGAACAATTAATCCGGTTAAAGCAAGAGATGTTTTAGAGGAAATGCAAGCAGAATGGACTACAAATGAGCTAGTATTAAAACTAGAGTCTGGAAAAGCATTTGCTGAGTTTAACCCTATATGGGAAGAAGCAGGTAAAATTTCAGAAAGTTATGGTTTTAGTGATAGTTGGTGGCTAACGAGTTCTGCACCAGAAGCAAAAGCATTGAGATTAGGAGTAGCCCAAATCGCTAGAAATATAACAAAAGAATATCCGGATTTTAAATATATATGGATAGGAGTTTACAGTAGACTGTTCAGAGACGATACTGAACTTATAGGAATATTTAACTAATGGAAGAATTAATACAAAAACAATTTGGAGTTTCTGTACAAGAATTTAGGGACACATACATGACAGTAGTCCCTGCATATTATTCTCGTATAATAAATGCTATTGATGCAAATGATGTTGATATGTTGCAACCTATATTAGATGAAATAAATATGGTACAAGATACATCAGGTGTACCAGAAGTAGAACAATTTGAAAATGCTAGTACCGTGGAAGAAACAATTCAAAGTGGTGTATCGGAAGCATTAAAAAATGCAGGTATATCTGTTGGAGCTTCAAGACAAATATATACTAAAAACGCAGAAGGTAAATACGTTTTAACAATGTTACCTAGCAACTTTGGCAATGGCTTTACATCTTTATTTAATATAAGTCAACAACCAGAATTGTTAGCAGAATTACAAGATAGTTTTGTAAAAAATGGTTTAGTAGATGCAGAATATTTTGATGATGAAGAAGTATTTGGAGAAAAAACACAAGCTGTTTTATCTGCTGTTATGGAGTATGCAGACAATACAATTTTTATTGAACAAGATAGTGAAGAAGGTCAAGCATTAATTAAAGACCATGGTTCTACATATGGTTTCTTAGAAGGAGACCCTGAGAATGTAGCATTCAGTATGGCTGTATTAGACCTAGCTGTAGAAGGTCTGTCTCAAAGTGTTAAAGCACAAAAAGATTTACAAGAAAAATTAGAAGATGAACAAGCTAGACAAGTACTTGCATCAAAATATGATGTACCTACTGAATTAGAAATGGAAGAAACTATTGATGAAGTTTTTCAAAGTATTGTACCTAGAGAAGCCACAGAAGCAGAAAAAGCTAGATACAGTACAAGACTTGCACAATTATATTCACCTAGATTCAAACAATTAGAAGCTTTAGAAAAAGCAATTAGAACTAATAATATATTTCAAACAGTAGATGTTACTAAAGAGTTTGAAGGTAGAATGGTAACTGGACAAGAAGAACAATTAAAAACAGATATTTTTCAAATTACAGACCCTGAAAGCGTTATAAAATCAGAAATAAAAGAAGATTTAAGTGCTGAAGCTAGTGCAATAGAACAAGCTAATGCAGCTAGAAGACAACAGTCATCACTTATTGCAGCTATGTTAGGACAGATATAATGGAAAATACACCATTTGATGAACACATGGCAGGTACAACTGATGCTGAAATAGCAGAATGGTATGGAGAAAAGTACGGTAAAGATTACATTACTGATACTAAAACCATGACACCTGCACAAATAGATGACATTAAAACACAGTTTAAAACAGATGTAGCACAATCTTTTTTAGATGATACAGATGAAGTTGCATTGTCTGCTAGAGAATGGCTTAATGAAAACACATCAAGAGGTGTAGACCCTACAGCACAAATAGATGATACTCTAACTGCATTAGCAGATAGTGATGAAGTTATACAAGCAAATAAAAATTTTGATTTAGAAAATGCTTTAACTGATGATGAAATATTTATGCGAGATGTACAACCTAAAATTGATGATTATTACGCAGATATGGCTGCAAGAGAACCTAACATTGACGATGTTAATTCTTATTATGAAAGTTTAAATCAAGCAGACCAAGAATTAATTGATGCACATTATGAAAATATGATAGATGATGCTCAAACAATTAAGGTAAATGATGTACCAGTTACTGGTAAAGTAATAAAACAAACTATTAAAAATAGATTAAAAAAACTAGCAATAGGTGGTGTTGATGCTTTAGACATATATGAACTAGGTTTAATTGGTATAGCATTAGTAGAACCTGCTGTACAAAAAGCATTAAATCCTATAATGCCAATGATAATTCCCGGCTTCAAAGGTAAATTAGATAGTAAAACATACGGTCAACAAGTAATAGAAAACTTACAAACAACTGCAAAGATTTCACCTACTGCAAAAGTTGCAGAAAAATTTAGTAAAATGCCAAAACAAGGAGAATACAACTCCTATAGTTGGGTAGGAAAGATGTTAGATAGATGAGTGAAATAACTTGGGGTCCTAAAGGTACACAAATAATTGTTATTGAAGGTGCTAAATTAGATGAAGAAGGTAACTTAGTAGAGGGTAGCCGTATGGATACTGCATACTTTTTAGGGTATGAGGATACTAATGGGACATTCTTTTTGTGGTCAGTACCAGAACAAGAACTATCTGTAGTTACAGACTTAGATGATACACTACAAAGAGGAGCATTAAAACAAGAAGTACTTAATACATTACCTAGTAGAAAAGTACCATTGACTACATTTAATAGTTTAAGTATTAACAATCAAATAGTTTCTGCAGGTAATTATGCAGAGCTTAAATCTGATTTAACTAATCTTAATCCAATACAAGGGTTTTTAAAAGATATGCAAACTATTGCAGATGAATTGTACTGGTGGAAAGATAGTAACTATTTAAATATGGTACAAGAAAACTACGCTGAAACAGGTAGCTATGAACTTAATGCTGCACAAATGGCAGAGTTTTTACAAAAGTATGACATGTCAGAAGCAGAATACAATTCTGCTATTACTAGAGCTACAGATAAAAAAGGTTATGAATCTACTAAACAAACATACTACAACTCTATTGTTGACCAAGTAACAAAACTTGGTGGTGAAATATCTGAACAAGGTATGATGTATCTAGCTACACAATGGGCTAATGGTTTATATAACACAACTAGAGTTACGCAAGAGATTATTGGTTTACTAGACCCATTTTCTAACTTACCTGTATCAGAGGGATTTAAAACTGCTGCAGGAGATACTACACCTATACAAACTGGTAAAACTAAAGTACAAGAATTATTAAACAAATGGCTACCTAAACACATGCACAATGAATTTAACATTGAACAAATAGCAGGTGATATAAGAAATAAAGGTGGATATGAAGCACAATTTATTGAAGACCTTAAAGATAAAAGATTTGCTCAATATGGTATGTATGATAGAGATATTGCTTGGAATAACATTGTGAGTACATATGTGTCACAAGCTAGTGACATATGGGGTGTACAAGCTATGGAAGATGACCCAGTAATACTTGATGCAGTACAAAGAAATAATCAAACAGTATCAAGAGAAGAACTTAAGAAAATTGGTTTAGAACGAGGATATCAAAAGACTGTGACAGATTTTGCAAGTAGTATAGCTGATGCTTTTGGTACAGGCGTAGTTAAATCTGCAGGATACTTGGAGGGATAATGGTAAAAGTATATAGAAAAGATTTAGTTGGTTTTTATGACGT